TAAAACCATCATCTATTAAATTCTTTTGTGTTTGAACATTTATTGCTTCTAAAAGCATTTTTCCTAAAATATCATGTTTACTGCTCATAATAATCGCTCCATTAATATTATAATTTATTTTAAAATGTGGATTTTATTTAGTTTAATATCCCATTTCATATTTGCCATATAGCCACATATCTGCTTCTTGTTTCCTTCTAGTTATTAATCCTTGTTGAACTTGTCCTTTTTCATCACGTGTATAAACCATGAATGCTTCACTTGCAGATTTGCTTGACTCTCCATATACAAAATTGATTAATCCAGATTTTTCTAAAGCTCCTGAACCACAATTGTATGCAAAATCAATTAATGCATCAAATTGACATTGCATTAATGCTATATTTTTCTTATCTAACAAGTTCTGTATTTCTGTAGCACATTTATTCACCTCTTGTTTTAACCATTGTGTGGCTTGTTCTTCTGTACAAGATCCACTGCTAAAAGCTGAAGGATTTGCATCTTTAGTAGTTCCATATCCTATAGTTAATACTCCTCCACTATCATAATAAGGTGTACTAAAGAATGATTCTTTTGATTTTATAAATTCAATTAACTTCTCTGATGCAGTATTTTTACTTGCTGTTTCTGTATTTGAAGTTGTATCTTCTGGTATAACCCTTCTAACTGCATATAAATCTTTTCTAGTTACATCAACTAATCTTACTGGAACTCCAGTTTTAGGAGCTTCTATCATTTTGTCATTTCCTATATACGCTGATACATGTGCTGGTGCTGCAAAACTACCATCACCTTTCCAAAATAATAAGTCCCCAGCAACCCATGAACTTTTATCTGTACTAACCTCTTTGCCATCTTTTATTTGGTCATATGTTGTTCTACCTATTGGTTTACTATCAATTAATTCATTTGAAAATTGATTATAACAATAATATAATAATCCAGAACAATCAAATGAATTTGGTCCCGATTTACTCCATTCATATGGTTTTCCAATTTGTTGAGTTAATAATGCTACTATTTTCTTAGCAGTTGCACTACCTCCTGATGTAGATATAGAATCACTTTCATCCATATCTGACCATTCTTGTTCATCCATAACTCGGGATGGGGTTAAAGTTAATGTAGAGATAAAAACACCATTATTCTTCCATTCATTTGACATTTCTTTTATATACATAAAACAATCATTATAATTTCTTAAAAAAGGAAGAATAACGTGAACACCATATCCTACTCTATACATTGTATCTCCAATAACCTCTACTATAAGTTCCTCTTTAGGTATACAATTATCATTTAATTTCCTTAGTGCTGTTACTTTAGGATCTTGTTTATTGCTTTGTATGACTATTTCTTGTCTTATTCCATAAATATCTATAATAGACTTTGATGCTGTAACTGAATTATTAACTACCTCAGCTTTTTCAATTTCACCAGAACTACTTTTAGTAGTTAAATTATCCATCTTTAAATAATTTTCTACAGCACTTCTAGCAGAATTTAAATCAACTCCATCTTCTATATTAGTTCCTATAGTATATGCCATTAATCATCACCACCTTCATCATTATCATCAGATGGAATACCGGCTTCTATATCTACTGGACTTCCTTTACTATCATAAACGGCAACTTTTGTAATTAAATCAGAAACATCTTTCTTATAAGTCATTGAAATTAGATTTCCATCTGGATTATCTAAAGTAGGACTAGTTGTTGCTTGAATAGTTTGTCTACTCCAATATGTATCACAAGGCATTAAATTAACATTTCCACCAACATCCATAAACATATAATAAAAAATACCTGTATTCCGATGAACTTCTGTTGCAATCATCATACAAGCATCATAACCACTTTTATTTTTAATTAAATGATTTATTTGAATTTCAGAACCTTTTCCACCTTTACCATCTAATATTCCACCATCCGAATAAGGTATCTGTAAATCTTTAAAGATTGTACATATTGCATCATAAGCAGACATACCTGAAAAGTTGTAGCATACTTTAGATTTTGTTAGATTTCTTATGTAATCAAAGCATGTTATTGTTATATTTTCTTTATCTATAGATAACGTAGTTGTTTCAATTTTACCTTTATAATAAACAATATCCTCTATATACACTTCAATTTTCTGTCCAGTATCAAAAAATATAGAAGGCAAAGCTGTACTATAAACTCCATAAGCCATAGTAATATCCAACTGTTGAGATACTTTATCTAATCCACAACTATATTTCATAGAACTTATTAAATCAGAAATTTCTATATACGAATTATCAAATTTATAGACATATACTTTAACATTACTATTACCTAAAGCCATAGTTTACCTCCTTCTTAATATTTATTATAATTTATTTTACCAATAACTTGTTGTTGCCCAATCTTTATCAGTTTCTCTATCTTCATTATCGCTGAGTATACTACTAAAATCAGCAGATTCTATTTTGAAGCCAGCTTGAAATTTTTGTGTCAAAAAATCATTGTCCGATTTTAATGAAAATATATCAATATCTCCTTCTAACCAACATGTATCAATAAAAATACCTTCTTCATTTGTCTTGTCTGGTGAATGTATAACTGCTTCTAAACTAAAAGTAAACAATTGAAGATATTTATATGCTTCCAATACAGCAGGAACAAATCTAGAATATATTTTATTAAATTCAAAATTAATCATTCCACTTACATTAGTAATTAATTTTCCTTTTGTAACAGTGTTCAATAATCCAATTTCTTTCATTTCAGGGACTATTTTAATTTCCAAGTTTTTAAGTTCTGCAATTTCATAATCATTAATTTTCATATAACCTTGATTGCTTAATACAATATTATATGGATTTATCGTTCTATTTTCATTCAATATAATTTCACCTTCTTACTATATAATTTATCTTACTTTATACGCCTGTCCCACAACAATGTCTAAAGGATTTTTCATTCCATTTAAATCCATAAATTGAGTATATTTATTACTATCTCCATATAATTTTTTAGCTATTTGAAGAATGTTTTCCCCTTCTTTTGGATAGTATGTATCACCTGAATAATCTGAGGTAGCAATGCTTTCATCCTTTTTATATTCTTTATATTGTTGAAATTCTATTTGGAAATAGACATTACCAATTGAATCTTTTCTACCATATTTGAACTCTTTAATTTGACAATTATAATATCCTCCCCAAGTTTCAAAAAAGAAGACGAGAGGAGTTTGACTGTTCTTCCAATCTAATAATTTATCACAATAATAAGAATATGGATCAGTTGTTCCATCACTATTATCAAACCAATACTTAAATTTTTTATCAGTAACATATCCTCTTTGAGAATCTTTTGAATAAGTTGCTGTATTTATTCTTGCAGGAAAAAAGCTTTCAAAACCCCAAGTTGCCAATTTTCTATTCATTCCCACAGGTAACTCTCCATAGTTTACTAATTTTATAGTTTGTGGATCAGAAGATTCTGAAAACATAATATCTGAAGGCGGTATTGGAAAAATAACAACATTATCATTAGTACTTGAGTATGAATATCCACCATACAAAGGATATAATGCAATCTGAGAACCAATTTCAATACTTGTTAAAACTCTAGGATTACCATTTAATAAATCCTCAGCTTGGTCAAGTGTATAGTCTATTATTAAATCCGACATATATTTTCACCTCCATATATTTTATTTTTGGTTTGCTTGTACTTGTTGTATTGATTGCATAATTTCATCAAAATTGTCGGCTCTAATTTCATGAATTGTAATATTATATTTTGCCTGATTATCATCGTTAATCATATTTTTAATTTGATCTCTTTGATCATCATTCAAATTTGGATTTTGCGCTAAATATGTACTAGCATTAGCATCTGTTAAAATTGGATTATCATATGGTGACATTGATATGTTCCATAAAGATTTCGTAGCTGATCCCAATTGCGACCATAATTGAGAAGCATTATATTCCCAATTCCCAACTGTACCTCTATCGCTTTCTTCATCTATTATTTTTTGTGTGGCTGTATATGTATCAAGTGCATCTTTTGCTCCTAAATTACTTCTAGTTTTTGATATATATCCATTAAAATCTGAATACATACCTCCTACTACATCACCTTGTGCATATTTACTTCCAGAATTGGTATCTGAAACATATTGAAGAGCTTTACTGGTTATTATTTTTTCGATTATATCTGGCAATTCTTCTAATAATTTTGAAAACTGTGGACTTGAAGTTATTTTATCAACTACTTTAGCAATAGAATCTCCAACCTTTTCAAAGGTACTACCGACATTATCCCAATTAATTTTTTTCATTGTTTTTTCAATTGATTTAGTAATTGAATCTACACCCGTTCCTAATCCTGTTCCTAATTTACCAAGCACATTTGTAGCAGTAGAGCTTTGTAACCAATCATCCATATACTCTAAAAAATTCTTTATAGAATTGAATACGTTTGTTCCAGATTTAGCCATACCTGTACCATTTGCATCTATTCCTAATAAATCTGCTTCTACTGTTTCCCATTGTCCTTTTATTCTATCTATTAAACCGTTTAGAGTTTCAGAATATCTTTTTGTTAATCCAGTATATTTTGTTTCCTTTCTTACATAATCTACTAATAGATCTAAATACTCTTGTTTATTATTAACCGTACCAGTTTTATTAAACGCATCCTTCCATTTTTTTGCATTTGTTCTATCTTCAGAGTTACTACTTTTTTTTAGTGATTGTAAATATTTATTAATTTCTTTATTATCGAGCATATAATTTGTCTTTAATGAGGTTGAACGACCAGCCATAGCGTCTACAATTGAAAATCCGACATGGTCGGCTCCAAGCTCTGGTTTTATAGATGCTATATCCAATATAGTCATTAATTGATCCTGAGTATAATTTATTTTCGCCCCCGCCAGCTTCTTTTGCAAAGTTCCTAAATCACTTTCAGAATATGGAGTATCTTTTGCAAGTTTAGTACCCATAGCATAATATTTTTGCCCTATTGTTGAGTCGTTTCCATATAAGACGTCCATAGCCACTCTATTTGTTTCAAACTGACCTGCATTTTGTAATCCTTCTTTTAATCCATCATAACTCAATAAATTTCCCGACAAATTATTGAGTACATTAAATCCTTGCTGTACTGAATTATCTATTGTTGATAATATTTTTGATACTCCAAGTACTGCTCCACCTATAATACCTAGTTGCATCGCCATCATTTCAAAATTTCCACTTAATAATGAACCAAATGCACGTTCACCATCACCTAAGACATTTGAACCTCCTCCATGATTATGACCTTTTCCTTTATTATTTGAGTCACCATTCCCACCGCCTAGACTTAATTTTATACCTGATTTAGCAAGAGTTTCCGCATCTTTGTTTATAGTTTTAAATATACCTTGTACATCTTGTCCCATTTTACCATATTTACTTGCCAAATTACTTATAGCTTTTGTTTGACTTTGTTCAACTTTCTTTGCAGAATTTGCTATTTTGTTATTCATGACTTCTGTTTGTGCACCAAGTTTTGTGATTACAGAATCTATTTTTTTATCAAGTACATCAAATGTCTTTTCTAATATCCTTGCTGACTTATCTGTATTGTTAATAAATTTTTCAAAGGCTTTTTCAGCATTATTTGTTTTTGTAATAAAGGTGCTTAATTTACTTGTAAAAGAATCTTTGACCTCTAATCTTGCTGATAAAACATCTTGAACTGCCATATAATCCCCCTCCTTTCATATTTATATATAATAAAAAAGATTGGCAACTTAATTATTGCTAATCTTTATTATATATCTAATTTAAAATGCCAACCTTCATCAAACTAAATTAGAATATTATTTTTAATTTTAAAATATCAAAGCATATATATTATTATCGTTTTAATTAGAACTAAATTTAAAACTATAACCTTTATGTGTCTTAAACTTATTATGACATACGGCCGATATACTTCTATAGTCAAATTTTACACCGAATAGTTTTTCACCGTTTTTCCATAAGTAAGCTCCTGATGGGTATTTCCCTTTTGATATACCATCTTTAAATACTTCTATTGCTTTGCTTTTTACTTTTCTATTATTATAACCTCTTTTTATTTCTTTTTGAGGATCATAGTCACACCAACCTAATTTTTTACCTATTTTTAGCCAATCAATTATAGTAGTTTTATCACATTTCATTAATTTACCTATTTTAACACTTGTTAATTCAGGATTTTTTCTTTTATATTCACACGCAGTCTTAACTAAATTAGATAAAGCAAATTCTTGAATTTCATTCCAATCTATTTTAGCTAAATCAAACAATTCGGTTAATCTACTATTAATTATATTTTGTTTTATGAACCCTAATTCAGATTTTCTACAATCAATAATGATATAGTTTTCTTCTTTAATACCATTCGCTAGTGCTAATTCTTTTTTATGTTTGTCTATTGTTTGTTGTTCTTTAAATTTATTTTTCCAATTACCAGTACATTCTTCATAATGTTGTTTACCATGTGTTTCTATAATATAACTATCATTATTTAATTCAAAATAAAAATCATATTTATAATCTTTACACCATTTAAAAGTAGTTTTAGACAACTGTGTTTGAAAATCTAGTCCTAATTGTTTAAGAAACCCAAACATGATCTTTTCTGGGTAAGAAATTTTATCTGAACAACTACAAAAAATAGAGTGACAATTATAAATATTATAAATCTTTATTTTCTTATTTTTCACTTGTCCACATTCTGGACAAATCGGATTAATATATCCATATCGATTATTAGGATTTCCACCACCTGTTTTAGTATACAATTTAGCTTCATCATATCCACCAACAAAATATTTAACCATCCAAGGAGCTGTTGTTGGAATGTCATTATACCCCAAAACAATATTATGACCAGAACAACAAGAACATCCAACATTTTGTTGTGTTAACATGGTTTCACTTATCCAATTGGTAAAATTGCATTTATTACATTTATATTTATACCATTTTTCATTATGTTTTTGATTATTTTTGTCATACCTAACTCTATACTCTCTATCAATAACAATTAAATCTCTTTTATCATCTTTAAACGTTTCTTTTATTTTAACTTTAAATTCTGATGTAACTTTGCCTAATATTCTACCTAGTTGACAATTTGAAAAATCTCCAGTTGATATTGAAATTTTATTATCATAATAATGTATCTCTATTCTTTTATTATCATAATCTTTTATTTTTATCCAATCTTCTACATTTTCATATATAAAATATACTTTGTAATTAATTGAATTTTTCCAATTAATAAGCTTTCCTTTTCTAGGTAAACACTCTAAAAATACTTTTCTGTATTTATAACCCTTAATCAACTCTTTATGTTCAGTTTTCCACTGTTCTATATATGCTAAATATTCTTGCTCATTTAATTGTCTATTAAATTCTTTCACAACTAACATCCTCCAATATATAATTTATTTCTCCAATACTTATAAAAATAGAAAGGAAAACTAATTGGAGATAGCTTATTAGTTGAACTCGCGACTTTTCAACCTATCCTTTCTACAATATATATTATAAACGCTTTTCAGCGATATAATCAACTATATTTATTTCCTACTTAAGCAATATCAATCATAAAACTTTCATCTTTACCATTAATATTTATTGTTAAACTAATTAAATTCTGCACTTCATCTATGTAGTTCATACGAACAAAACATTCATCAAAATCATATATACCTACCAGCTTCTCAAATTCCTCATAGAAATCATCAGCTTGTACTATTTTCATATCCATTTCATCATCTTCTATTTTAGATTCAAAGAATCTGTCCCATTCTTCCTTTTTTATAATAATTATTTCATTATCCCATTCATTCTGATATGCTAGCCAACATTGAAACTCTATTAAATCATCATTTCTAGTTGGTATACTATTGTTTAAATGTGTTTCTTTAGATTCTTCTAATTTTTGTTGTTCTATATTATGTAGGTAATTTTCATAGTCTTCAATCGAACCTTCGTTTTCTATCCCTTTCTTTTCTAACCAATGCCCATAATTAATGAATAAATTTCTAATATCCATTATAGTTCCTTCATAATAATCTTCTCTTTTCATTTCTGTTTGAATAATTGTTTCCATATACAACATCTCCCTTAAATTTTATTGAAATCAAGGAATAACTATGTTATACTAACTTTGCGAGGGTTAGGTGATAACATTTTAGGTTATTGCCTTATTTTTTATACTTGGATAAGTTGGATTAACTTACCTTATGTGAACATTATAATACTATCAAATACAGTATGTCAACATATATTTATAATATTTTTTTATTGCTACATACCCTATGTTGAAGTATAATATAATTAAATAGTGGAGGTGGTAAAATGAAAATTAAATTGCAAGAAATTCTTGATAATAAAAATATATCAATTTATTCTCTATCTAAAGAGATTGGTGTAGCTCAAAATAATTTAGGAAAACTTATAAAGGGTGAAACTACTTCAATTAAATATGACATACTTGAAAATTTATGCAATGTATTAGATATTACTCCTAATGATATATTTGAAATTGAACCTAAAAAAAGATTGTTTAATAAAACAACATTAGAATTAATAGACAAACTTAAAAAAGAAAATACTACAATTCCTACTAATGAAGAACTCTATGAGATAGAACAAATTCAAGAAAGATTAGATTTAGAGTATACATTAGAAGAAAACTTAGAATTAATAATTAACACTATTATAGATGATTCAGATTTATCTTCCTTACCAATTAGAATAAAAAAAGAAATTGAAGCATACAGAGATCAAAAAGCAACTTCATTTCAATTTAAATTTATACTTGCATATCGTTCTTTATATGCATTAATTGTAAAACAATCAAATAATAAGCACCTTATAGATTTCATATCAAAAATGATTAAAATTTATAATAATGGAGGGTTGTACGAAACATCTGATGTTGACTTAAATATATTAATATCTGAATCTGACAATTTATTAAATACTCATATTAAAAAGACTAGATAATAAAATATCTAGTCTTACATATATATATATTTTTTTAAATTATTTCAGTATACAATTTTTGATATATACACTACTTCCTGCCATATCTAAAACTCCTTTGATAGTTATTACTTGTCCTTTAGATAATTTTGCAATTTTATCATTTTGTTTATTATCTGCAAAAGAGCAGTATACTTCTGGTATAGTTATTTCATATTTATCATCTGAATTCACTAATCCAATTGATGGTGTTCCACCATCTTCAGTAATAATATATATCTTACCTGTAATAGAAATATCTTTATCTTTATATTTAATATTTGCACTTATTTTATTATTATCATAGTCTTTATATATTTCTTTAGGTGTAGTTGTTATCATTTGATTAGCAGTATTTTCCTTGACATTATATGCTGAATTATCATTATATCTAATTGAAGAGTCCTTCTGATTACTACTATTTACTGTAATAATAATATATGCTATTAATAATACAATAAGACATGGAGTTATTATAATAAAAATATCATTTTTCTTTTTAGCACTTTTTTCATTCTTTACATGTAATTTCTTGCAATCATTACAAACGTCCTCAGTATCACTAGTTTCTTTACCACAAAATTTACAATACATTACTTATCTCCCATAATCTAATTATATAAGATAAACTTAAAAATCGCATAAAATTATTTATAATCATTTGAATCTTCTATTTCTAGTGCTTTAATTTCATTTTCATATTTTTGTAGCATTTCTTGTCCATTATTATAGTTGTGTTTTTTAATATTGTCAATTTTATCTTGCAATTCTTTTATTTGTTCTATTCTATATTGATGTTTTTCTTCTTTACTTTCATTTTTTATCTCATCTAATTTTGCTTCATGTTGTAATTTTTGAATTACTTGTAAAGCTTGTAGCTTATAAGCATATGGTACTTCAACTACTTTTGGCGGTTTGATTGAATTATATTGCTTCCATGCCCCATCTGCACCAATTACAAATCCATCAACAATTTTATCATAATCAATTTCTTTATCTTTATTTATATGATAATACTTTCCATTTAAAATTGTCCAACAAGGGTACAAACTATTAATTTGATCATTCGAATCTATAGATGGTACACTTGTCTGTATGCTTGTATTGTTATTGTTTTGTTGTATAGCTGTATTAGTGTTAGTAGTATTTCCAATATTAACATTACCATTAATAACTATTCCATTATTAATATTATTAGTCACACTTGTATTTGTAGTGTTATTTGAATTTACGTTATTAACACTGGTATTGTTAGAATTTACAGTAGTATTCTGTATCCATACTCCATTATTATCAACTTTATATCCATTCACAGTTTCATTAATAGCCATTGATCCATCATCTTTTAAATAATACCATTTACCATTATCACTTATCCAGCCAGTTTTCATATATCCATTTGGATTAAAGTAATACCATTTTGAATTTATATCTCTCCAACCAGTAGAATATGAATTCCCTTCACTATTCCACCAACCATTATTATCTTGTCTCCATTCAGCACTTGCGCTAACACATGTTGTACTTAGAATTGTAGTAGTAGCAATTGTAATAGCCATTAATTTTCTTATTAAACCGATTTTCATTATCCTCATCCCCCTTAATAATATCAAATTATAGAATATTATACCATAAGTAGGATTATTACTCTATAATAACATTATTATACGAAAATCGGATAAGGTCAAGATATTTTTATAATAAAAAAGAACTCAGCAAAGCTTGTATTACTTTTACTAAGTTCTGTCATCATTAAATGATTCAGTTAATTCTATGTATTTGACTAATATATTCTCAAAATCTTCATCATCTGCTATTCCAACTCTATCAATAAATTGACTTTTAGGTAGAATTATTGTTTTCGAAACTCTAGCCACTGATTCTTTTTTTAAATTCGCTTCTTTCCATTTAACTATTACTGTATCATATTCATCTTCTTCTCGTTCTGTATGACTTGTGACTTTAACACTTAAATAGGCATCTTCTTCTAACCCTGCCACAGTTACTTTGTCATTTGTTTTTCCTAATACCACTACTGGTCTTCTTTTCTTTATGTTGGGATTTTCCTCAAAAGGAAATTTAACATACCACACTTCTTGTGGTTGTATATCTTTCTTTTTATTCTTCCCACTCATCCTCATCTCTCCACTCATCATCTTTACACAATACTACGTATCCTTGTTCGTTTCTAATAGTATTCTTCTCAGCTAATAATACTGCCTTATCCATATTTAAGGATAATTTTCTTTGTAACTCTTGTATTCTAGCATTCATACGAACACCTCCATCTTGACTGGTTATTTCTGTAATGTTTTTTACTTGTTTGATATGTTCTATATTAATATTTTTCTTATATCTCTTTATATTCATTATACCACCTACTTTACATTTTTGTTAAATTGTCGAACGATTTTTTATAAAAACTGGAATAAATTTTATTAAAAATGTATATAATACTTTTTCACATTTCTATTTTACCACTTATTTACAATTATATGTATCAAAATCGTTAGTTAATTTTTTACAAAAGGTGATTATAATTTCAAAAGACTAGAACTTTATTAAAAGTCTAGCCTCAAATATTTTAGTCATTAAATTCAGTCCGTTCTATATTGTTTTTAATTTATTATTAATTCGCAACCTTCAAATTTTGATCTATATTCTTTATGATGTCTTCATAAGATTTAGATTCAATTTTACCATCTTTTATCAACTTTTTAACTATGTATGAAATGCCTTGTGATTTTATCAACGTTTTAGAATCAGCAAATCTATTTCCTTCTATTGGTATAACCTTAAAGTGATTCATATCCACTTGATTTTGATATGGTTCATTATTTGGACGTAATATTTTATTCTCTCTCATCCATTCAAATAATTTATTACGTCCAAACTTAGGAATATTTAATATCTTTGAAAACTCGCCAACATCATATAATTTATTTGAATTAGTAAATCTTTCTGAAATAGCTAAACTATCTTGTACTTGCTCCATTAATTTTTCTTTAGCTAAAGTAATATCTATTTGCTTTTCTTGTTCTTCTAACTTCTTATCCCTTTCAAGTAATTCCATTTTCTTAATTGCATCTTTTTCAAAAAGTACACTACCTAATATGTATTTTCTTTCTTCTATTATTGCTTGTTTACTTTCTTCTAAAGTCTTTTCCATAACAATATTTTCTGCTTTAGTTTTAAAATAATCTTCTAGAAATTCATTATAAATATTCCACGATTCTTCCGATTCAATTATTTTTACTAATTTCATCATACCACTAAAACTAAACCCCAACCATTGACTTGTTGCATTAAGTTTATTTTGAGAGTACCCAATATTCTTCAAAACGTTGGTAATGCTAGCTTTACTGTCGCTATCATTTTGATTGATAGCGGATTTTAAATCAACAACATCAACATTTAATTCAAATTTATCAAAATTATTATTATAATTTTGAATTATTTCTCTTGTAGCCTTTCCAAGTAATTCACTAGATTGCCATACTGTAAACATTGGCTTATTTTCTCCAAAACCACCTAACAATTTAGTAAATTCCCTTCCATTAGTTTGTACCTTTTCTCCTGTAAATAGTTTAATAATCTTGTTTTCTCCCATAAAGAAAACCTCCTTTTATTTTTAATTTATTGAATATGTGTTTTCTACACATTCGAATCGTATTTCCCTATTTATTAAACTTTGGATAGCTAGACTGAGGTAGCTACTCCTCAGTCATAATTACCATACACATTCAATAAACTTGGTGTAAGGAAAACACCATTCCAGTGTGCAATATATAAATATGATTGACTTTGTTTATAATTTATTTACTGGCTTGATATAACTATATCACCAATAAAATCCAAAGTCAATTACTTTATTTATAATTTATTTAATTTAAGTAAAATGAACCTTTTATTTAATAATACTTATTTATGGATACCATTTAGATATCCATTATCAATATTATTTCTTTTTTTTATTTATATCTTTCATTATATTGCTTGCTATTTTAGGATTATTTATAGCCATAGCTAACGTAGACATTAACGCAAGTTGATTATCTCTTTCTTCTTCTTGTATTAATTTCATACTAGCTGTATAAAATAGCCTTTTAGATGAATCTGCATTTTCTAATTCATCTAAAGTTAATCCTCTGTTATAAACATAATGGGCGTATGTATATAAATCAATATCGCCCTTTATTAGTTTTTTGTTTCTTCAATTTCCTTAACATAGATATCTTCAGGATTTAAACCATCTAAGCCATTTAATTTAAATAGAATTTCTAATACTTTATCTCGTTCTACTTCACGTGGAAATACTTTTTCCACTATTAAATACTGATCATGTTTTTCATAACCAAAAGCTTTTAAAAGTGTCTTATCTCTTAAAAGGTCTGATGATATATATATGAAATATAAAGTCGCTTTAGCTGAATCAACTTTTAATCTATCTCTAAAGTCTTTGATATCCCCTTTTCCTAATGAATGAAATTCAATTTCTCCATCTAATATCTTACTATGTATATTTACATGTTTGACTTCCTGTTGTTTATCAAGTTCTGTTTTCTTATTAATTATATCTTGTGCTGTTAAAATAGCCATTATCTATCTCTCCTCATTTTTTATAATTTATTTTTTATGATTCTAATGTACTCCAATCTTCATTGTCATCAATAATATCATCAAGCTCACAATTCTCTATTAAGAACCCCGCTTCATATTTTTCAGTCAAGAAATCATTTTCTGCTTTTAGAGCAAAAAGATTTATATCACCTTTTATCCAACAATTACTTATATAAATTCTTTCTTGTTGATCATCATCGGTTGGTCTTTTTACAGTAGCTTCTAAATTAAAAGTAAAAGGTTTTAATTTTTTAGCACATTCTAATATAACAGGTTTGAATCTACTATAAACTTTATTTAATTCAAAACTTATATCTCCTTTATAACTTGTTGTAACTTCACCTTTAGTTGAACTGTTCATTAAACCAACTTCTTTAGTTTCAGTAGTTAATTTAATTTCAAGGTCTTTTAATTCAGCAAGTTCAATATCATCAATCTTTAATGTTCCTTTATTTCCCAATAATATATCATAGGGATTTAAATTACCATCTGCCATCTATTACACTTCCTTTCATTATTTATATTTTATCTAAGTTGTATATTGTAGTACAAAATTCACGTCCTCGATAACGTCCATAATATATAATGTAGATTTTATGAAAACATGAGTATCAATTTTTGCTTTTAAAATATCTTGATCTTTCATATTGTCCGTATCTGTACCTTTTGATTCAAGATAATTTCTAGTAGCATCAACATCTAATTCACAGAAAGATACTTCATCATTTGAAAGGTATCCCTGTTTTGATATGGTTTTAAAATAAGTACCATTTAAATTACTAACTAAACTCTTACGATTAGCATAACTATTTCCGTATTTACCTAAATAACTATTGTTAAATGTATCTCTTAAATCACTCTTTACCATATCTATTACTTCAACAACTCTGATTTTAGATAATGCTTCTGATTCATTTGTTGCAAAAGTTTGTTTTGATGTAACTCCTCTAGAGAATACAATATTTGTTCCGTTGTTATAAAGGAAAAGCTCACCATTTGCAACAGATGCATCATCATCATCTTTTATATCACAATCTGTTATGTTTTTAGCAACATGATTAGTAATTGATTCATTTGGACCAAGTATGCATAAATAACTTGCAACCTCTACTGTATAATCTCCAGATTCTACAAGGCTTGTAGTTCCATTTATAGTATTTTTTAAATTAGCACCTGTAAAATTAACTATCGCCTCATTATCTGCTTCATAATTATATAGAACTGCTTTAATTGGATAATCAGAATCTTTTCTTTGCGATTTTACAAAGTCAGCTACAATCTTTTTATCTGCATCAGTACTAATTTGAGGTGCAACTAACCAACCATTTTTAAATACTTTATTTAATAGTGCTAAACAGTTCGGTAAAGAATTACTAATGTTGTCTTTACCATTAACAGTACTATTTGCATTCGTATGTTGTGAAACGACCATAATTTCAGCAACTCCATAATCACTAAAAGCTGTAGATATATAATTCTTATTTGCAGTCTCCCAATTTTCGGTTACTTTTTTTAATTGCCTATATGTATATAATCCTTGCACATTCTTGTCATCGAGTACTAAAATTAAAACTCCTTTATCTGCTCTAGTTGCTATAGAATTAGCAAGAGCTTGTAATGAGAATTTTAATTTACTCATTGTATTAGTAGTAGGCATATCATCATTCCTTTCTTTCTATTGTTATAATTTATTTTTATTTATCATTAGCTTTAACATTTAAAGCTAATATCTCCATTAAACCATCATAAGACTTATCCGGATCTTCTGGATTCAATGGTTCAGCATGACCATCATAGTATTGCAATGTTACAAATAATATTCCTGCATCTGCTATAATTGGCTTCTTATTAAATACTGGTAAGGTTCTTTTATCACCATTAGCTTGTGCTACGGTAACTCCCCTTCCAATTAATTCTTGTAAATCATCTATAACTTGTAGTTTTTTTTCTGATAGTGCTGTTCTATCAACATATTCAATAATCAAATTAACTGTTTTATATTTGAACAAATCAAACCCCTCAACAATTGAAAGAGGACTTACTTGTAAAAAAAAAGAAGGAACAATTATTTCATGCTCATTCTTATCAATATATATATTGTTATTCGGAAAATTTGTTTTTAACATTTTAGCTGTCCAATAAAGAATATCAACATAATTTACTTTCATTATCTAAACACATCCTTTATTTCTTTAGTTAAATTATTTTTTAAATTATCTTTAGCTAAAGTTACGGAATTTTTAAGCATATGTACTCCTACATAATACTCTCCATTTTTTTTCATAAATCCATTTTCTATAAGTGGTGGGTAATATTCTCCATCAGGATGCTCTGGATGAATTGCTATAATTTCTGGGTTTGCCCATACTTCCAAGCTATGAATATCATCTTCAGAATTACCACCTGTCTGTTTAGTATCAGGGTTTACTTCCCAACTTGTTTGTAATGTACCAGTTTTAACTGGACTTCTATTAGCTGTATCCTCGGCACAAGTTTCACCAGTCTCTTCTAAGGCATAATCAATAGCGTTAGGTACTAATGTCTTGGCATCATTTAATTTATTAACCAGTTCTTCAAACCCACTTGTAAATCCACCCAATATAAATCACCTCTTTCATATCTATTCATTAATTTTAGCAGTATAAGTTATCCCTAGTAGACATTCTAAATAGTCTTCATATTCAACAATCTTTTCTATTTTATAGAATATATTATTATACTTAATTAATGTACTTTCTACTACTTCTGGTATAATATCACAATACATAGTTCTAATCATATTTATATCATATCCATGTTGTAGATTTTCTTTTGAAACTGTACATGGCTGGATTCCAACTAATATTGGATTATCCTTTACTACTAATGAAAAACTTTCTCTTGTAATTCCATATGAATCTTCATTCTGTACATGTTCATATATTTGAATTTCATCTTTATAAGATGTAGATACACTTTGGTAAGCAAGTTTATATCCACAATTTTGTTCATTTAAAACATTATTATCAAAATATAGTCTTTTAACTTTGTCACTTCCAACAATATTAGAATGATTCATGAAATTATCAATTAATTCTGCTATCGCATAAGAACGAGATTTTCCGTTTTCAAGTTGTTGTATATTTGTTCCTTTACAAATTATGCTGAATTCGATTTGAGTATAATTAATTGATTTATTATCCTGAGATGATTCTGTTGAAAAATTTATTAATATAACAGGAGTTTCATAATTAAGAATTTCATTATTTTTTTGACTAAACAAAACAACCCCATGAGTTTTATCTGAAGTGTTATATGATTCTTGAAAAAGTTCATAAGGATTTTCTGGATAGCTACATGTTAGCTCATCAAAAGGATTCTTAAAACAAAAATAAATCAATCTAAATAAATCTTCTGATTCTAATATAGATTGTTTTATATACTGTTTAAATTCATAAAAATTATCCAACTCCCTTATATTATCTAATTCACTCACAATTATCACCTCCTTTAATAAATATAAATTTTTCTCATTTTTTATCTCACGCATACTCTTAAAAGCTCTCTAATACTCCATTTTTCAAGCACAAAATCCGAATAAAATTGTGTTTTTATCTTGATATTTATATGTTTTATAATTTATTTTTTTATAATCCACTAGTTAAAACCAATGGGAAGTTATCTAAAACTTTAGTACCCTTATCTACATCATTAACAGTAAGATAAATAGTAGTTGGAACAGTAATTAAAGCATTCTTAATATTGAAACTTAAGTCACTAACCTTAGTAACAATAATTTTCTTAGAATCAATTAATGATTGCGCATTTGAATCAAAACTATAATTAACTTTCAATGTATTATCTTGAACTCCATTAATTAATCTAGTTATTGTAACTAAATCAGTAACATATTGTTTAATAGCCGTTCCCTGTTTAAAGTCATATTTGTATTCTATCTTATCGGCTACCACTTCCTTAACCTCAAATAAAATATCAAAATCTTTACTAGTTGAACCAATAGGTACTGATAATTTAATAGTGCCACTTCCAACAGCCAATCCTTTAACAGAAATCACACCATTAGTATTAGATACTTGAACCAATGTATTATTAGTTGTTGTAACAGTAACTAAACTATAATCAAAGTCCTTACCATTTTCATCTTTAATACTAAAAACTAAATTATAAGTATTATCTTTAGAAACTTCAAAGTTTGTAGGAATATCATATGTATAAGTGTGTTTATTAATAGATGCTCCTGCTATTTCATTATCAACATCATCTATTTCTGTATTAATACTATCTTGGCCTAGTAATATTGAACGAATACAGTCCTTTGTGCTTATATATTCTATTTGAGTTACTTTCCAAGCACCATCATTAAATAGAAATCTTTGACCGACTTTGATTGTTTTTGTATTATCATTATTTGACATTTGTATATTATATCTTGAGTCACTTTCTATGATACCAGCTTGAATTGAATCTATCCCAAGGATATTTTTTGTCTGATTAGTTCCTATACCATAAGCGGTATGTAAAACACCTTTATACATCCATTTAAATAAATGGTTACATTCCTTACAATCTCCATAAGGAGATATTAAATTGTCTTCAACTTCTAATACTAAATATGTTTTATTAGGATATACAACATAATCACCAACTTCTATATTTGTATCAGGTCTTACATATATTTTCTTTTTTGTAGTATCTGTATCTATATTTACTATTCTTGTGTCTAAATCTAAATCTGATATTATCTGATTCTTTTTCTTTAATATTGCTAATTTGTAAGATGGATCATCCTTAAAGTTCCTATTAAAAAAATCTTTAGAAGTATTTAATCTTGATTGTATTATATCTCCACCATCATTAATCATCCTCTTTTTCCAAACATCAAAATAACTTATTCCCATACTTTTGCCTTCTTAGGATTTTTTAATCTTTCTAAATAGCCATATCTATTCATCCAATAATGAAATTGTTGAATCCCTTCATTTCTCAAGTTCATTAATTCTTTTAAATGATTAGCTTGACTGTAAATTTGGTAATCTTTTGATGATAAAGATTGTTTTAATAATTCTATATTATTAATTTTAGGTGATAAATAATGTACAACCATATTATAAGAAATTATATTCATTTCTAAGTCTGTCAAATCTCTATTAAATTCATTTAATATATAATCAGCAGATATGTCTTTAAATGACACACATTCAGATAATGATACTCTTAATAATTGATTTAATTCAACTTCCAATTCTTCTTGTGTTAAATTTATATATTCATTATATGTAGTTATTTTAGATAAAAAATAATCATACACTTCTTGAAAAGATGTCATTTAAAAACACCTCCTTTATAATTTATTAAGCCATTAATCCTACAGCTTTTAGTTTTGCAAGCAATGCATTAAAATCAGCTACTAATCCTGCTACATCTGTAGCTGTACTGTTAGCTTGTGTAGCCATTTTTATATCCGTCTTTTTAGCATATGCAGTTAAATCTACAGCTCCTAAACCTTCTAATGTTTCCTCTAAATCTTTTACCTCATTTATTTTTATTTTATACATAAAAAACACGTCCTTCCATTTTATAATTTATTAAATAGATTTTAAGTCAATATGTAATATTTCACTCAAATCATCTATTGTGCTTAAGTTATTTAGTTCTCTGGTTTTTACCTTTTTAAATATCTCATTTCTAAAATTATTTTTATATTGATTTGGTAATTCATTAAAAATCTTACATATATCATCTTTATTTAATGTTATTAATTCATCAACATCTTCTACCTTTTTGATTAGGTCATAAGTTCTTTTTAATCCTAATGCGTCAATTACTCTTTCATCTTCAACTACAAGCCAAGGAGTATGTAAAAATCTTTTACTTGCACTCTCCATAGCTAAAATTTCACTAACTGGTAAAGGTTCAACATCACCTTTAGCTAACCAATTATATTCTATTTTTGTTTTTGGAGATATAAATGTTACATTATCTACTGCGCTTTTAACAACTACCATTTCATCACTGATTTTTGCTAACATTGCTTTAGAAAATTTAGTGGATTTTATTTTACTATTATCTTTTATAGTTTCTTGTTTTTTTATATCTTGTTGTTCCTCCATTGTTTGAAATTGCTTAAACATCGCAAACATTTTCGCCATATTTTCAGGAGAAAACATATCATTTGTACTATTATTTTCTTGTTGTTTTTCAACAATTTCTTCATTAATCTTTGTTTTTGGTTTTTTAGGTCTTCCTGCCATAATTCATCATTTCCTTTCATATTTGAACTCATATTAGACTTATTAAACTTAGCTAAATTTAATATCATTTAATTTATTGATTTTTTCATAAAAATTATCATTAATCTCAAAACTATAGATTGTTATATTTTTATTGTCTTGAAATTTATAATAATTTTGATTTGTTATATATTGAATTGCATATGCAAATACCTTTGACTTGGTTTGAAAATATTTATTATTATCATTCATATTATATACCTCATATTTTTTTATAAAGGGTCAAAATTAATTAACCCTTTATATTATAATTTGTTTGGATATTATGCTAATTCTATGTAACCAATAAGGTCAGAATATGCAACAGCACTTCCTGCTCTAAATTGTAAAGTATATTCAGAAGTTCTATCAGCATTTGTTGTTCCATCTGCTACTTCATTAACTTCTGTTTCTCCTTCAAGACAAATTTTTACTAATTTATCTCCACCTACTAAAGCATATAATTTATTGTTATCCATAGTGAATTCAAATCCACCTATTTTATGACCTTGTGCTATTTCCATACAAGGATATCCATTCCATACAGTTAAAAAACCTTGTTTATTAATTTCATCAGCCATTCCATCAGATAAAGCTATAGTAGATTTATTTTGTAATTTTGCCAATCCAACTGAAGTACCTACAATTGTTGGTTTAACATTACTTGAAGCTTGTACATGTTGTAAAACTTCGATAATTTTAGCTTCATTATAAGAACCTGTAGCTGTAAATTCTGCTGGTAAATTATTTATAGCAGTTGCAAAAGTAGTTTGCGCAATGTCAGCTAATTTTCTTTCTACTGCGTCAATTATAAATGATACCAATTTAGCGAAATCTGCTCTACCAGACATTATTCTTTCGATTTCTTCAAATACTTTAATTCCAAAATTTTTCATCTCCAAACTGAAGCTTTGTCCAACGTCAACACGTCTCCTTTTTAAATTCCAATGAGAACCTGAAAATTCAGATACTTCTAATTGATTTTTTACATCAACATAGAATTCATTTTTATCCCCTAAAGCTAAGTTTTTAATTTCAACGAATTGATTAAAGAAAGTGTTTCTTTGATATTCTCCATCTACCATTACTTGGTCTGCAATATCTTC